TGCAGCTGCAGCCTCGGCAGCTTGTTGCGCGGCTGAATGGCGGCTCCCGGCGGCATCATGCGCGGAAATTGCATTGTTATGTAGTTCCTTTGCTTTTCTATGAAAGTCTTTTACCGGCCCATCATGCTTTGTTCCAGGTTTAATGTTATCGTTATGATCCTGATATGATTGATCATGACCCCTAAAGCTATCACCATGTTGCTCGGCCTCTTTATCATGTATTTTAGCTAAATTTTGATAGTGTGTTGCTCTATCAGTAGCTTCTGCTATATGAGATAATTCTTCTCTTAATTGAAAAAAGTCTTTCACTTTATTTTCCTCTTAGATCTTTATCTGCGCCGTGGTAAGTACCCTTACCCTTAGTTACATATGAATTGACTCTTGCCATACCCCACTGTGATGGAGTAGTTCCAGGTCTATGACCAGTTCTCCAAGCAGCAACACCTCTGTTATATACCTTACGTAATGTAGATACTGACATACCAGACTTTGCTGCTTTCTTTTTTAGAGCGGCAGTAACATCTTCAGAGATGTATTGATTAAACTTAATCATTTTGTTTCTCTATTTTTCTTAAGTGTATCTCGTACTCTAGCACGGTCCATCATTCTATCATGCTTAATCTTATCAACTTTCTTTTCTCTTTCAATTCTTTTCTTAGCTAAATCTTCGAAGTCTTCACCGAACATCTTTCTAAATTTAAGTGTATGTTTACTTAACTTAGTCTTAGCTGTAGCATCGCCTGGTGCTGGCTTATAAGCCGCTGGATTATTATCATCCATTTCAGCACCTTTCTTAAAGTGAGCTTTTCTCTTAGTAATTGTAGATTTAGATAATCCTTTATGATAAGCTGCACCTTCACTCAATGATTCTTTTTGAACAGAGAAATTTGCAACTTCATATTCTAGTGATGGATCTTCTACTTTTTCTACCGCGTCTAACCACTTACGGTATTGATTGCCAGATCCTTCGATGATTACATAATTAGAACCAAGTGTCTTGACTCTAGCCAATTCACCAGATTCTTTAATGACAACAGTGTCTCCTTCTTTAAACAGTTCACCATTGACATATGATTCTCTAAGTTCTGATACAGATTCTAATTGAATATGTTGTGTAGTTTCTTTTGCTTCTTTCAAGCCCATTCCTGTTCGAACTGCATTATAGATTGCTTTTGCATTAGCATTCGATACATTCTTTGGAATTCCTTGACTGAACTGAGTAAAGTCTCCAGAAGATGCTGCAGCTCTCATCTTAGATGCAGACATACCTTCAACACCTTCGGCATCAGGATCTCTTTCACCAGCAGAAACAATAGTAATTTTCTTAAAGTTATAAAACCCGTGACGAGCCTTTTGGCCATTATACTTTGAAAGTAGTACTTCAAACTCTCTAACACGGTCAGATCCAACTACCATCACAACATTAATATAACCTTCGTCATATAGTTTTGTAGCAGCATCAAATACAGTCTTAACCTTATTATCCAACATAATGTTTCTCGCATACTTGGGAAACATTTTGCGAATAATCTTGACTTTATCTTTATATGCTAATGGGTTTTTCTTTGGATCTTGTGATTGAGAAACAAATACTCTATATGGATTCTTACCTGCCTTAGTAGCAAGTGATTTTAAGAGCTTCTCATGACCAATAGTCGGAGGATTCATTCTACCAAAGGTAAAATAAATAGTTTTCTCTTCTTCAACTAAAAAGTTCTTAAAAGTATTAATCACTTAGCTGCGCCTCGTTTCTTCGCCAATTCTGCTTGACGAACTTTAGGGAATAGTTTCTTTGCAATTCTATCTATTCTTGATTTAAACGAAGGCTTTTCAAGACGCTTTTCAATTTCTTGTCTACGTGCGTATGAAAGTTCACCTTTTGGAATATCTTTAGTGATCTTCTTGTAAATAGCTTCCCGAGCTTTCTTGCGAGCTCTTCTTAATAGTTTTTCTTTTGAAGCAATACGACGCTTAGCTCTTTCTCTACCGAGCTTAACTTTTGATTTGATTCTTTGGAATTGACGCTTACGAGCTAAGCGTTGAGTTGTAGTAAGAGCTTCATCAACTTCAGTTTCTTCATCGAGTTCTTTTGAAGTAACAAGATATTTTGCCATAGCAACATGTTTAGGCATACCTTTTGAAATAGCTCTTTTTGCCTTAGCAACTTTATCGCCTACACGATCGAAGAGACCTTCTTTTTGAGTAGATTCACCAATTGGTCCACCCTCACCGCTTCCAGCCCCTTGGACTCTTTTACGACGATAAGCTCTGTAATTGGTAAGTTCGTCCTCGCCAGGACGATATTCGGTGACGTGCATGTCGTCAAATGAAAGTGGACGAGGATCTTCTAAAGGACCTTTCTCATCCATCTCGAGTATATCTTTAAACCGCAGAAGTTTATCTGCCATTTTTATTCTCCTGGTTTTTTCCATCTAATATATTATGAGCGACGTGGCGTTTGCCAGCCTTTCAAAATTTCTGGGCTAAAGTTGGCGTATGAAAATTCCATACGATCAACAATCTTAACCGCATCACCACCAAGTGTGTCTATGGCTACAAAGCCTTCAGACCCTGTGGTTTGATATCCGTTTTTAGTATGTTTTAGAAAAGTCTTTATACTATTAAAACGGTCTAATATATTTATAAGTTTTAATTTCGCAAGAATGATTACTTTTTGCAAATCAAATATTTTTTGTAAAGATGCTTTATTTGTTGAAGAAAAGAAACTCAATATATTATCCAAAGCTTTTTGCTGAGATGCTTTTCCTTTCTCTGTTGTTCTCTTGTCTATTTCTTTTTGGTATTTATTTTTGATCCAGACGATGAGTTTTCGTGTGTGCGCTGCCGTATCATTAACGACAGTGCCTGATCGTACGTATGTGTTGTTGAATTGTTCGATAAGCTTTGCAAGATTCTCGTTTTGTTCGAGCTGTCTAAGTGTTGAGCCTGAGATCTGGTTAAAGATCTTGCCAGCTTGCGTAAGATATTCATTGACTTCCTCCGTGTCCTTTTTGGACATTGAGTAATTCGTCATGTCTCTCAGCATAGCGTCCTGTGACCATACATCTTTGGTCTTCTTAAATTTACTTACATCTACTCCGTAAGACGCTTTCATAGATTCAAACGAATTACCAGTATAAGTTGTATGCCAAACGATTCCTATTTTGGCTTGTTTAATTTGCTTCGCCATCTCCGTATCCGACGGTACCGCGTAGACAATCGTGTTAGGATGGAAAGTAAGATAGGATTTTCCTTTGATTCTCTTAGCTTGTATATCAGAGCTTGAGAAAAGAAAATCGCCTTGAACCACACCTCGAATCCCAAGAGCCGGCAAGTGAGCAAGAGCTTGTTTAAGTTTAGCATTAAGTGAACCTTCAGTGTCTTCATCAATATCAGCATCTGTTTTATAAACCTTTGGTGACTTATTAAAGATTCCTTTTTTCGCTACAAAAAATTTGCCATCACGAGGATCGGTACCAGCAAAAATAGCAGGAGCTCCATCCCATTTAACAGATACTTTCCCATCATGTTCTCCAGCAAATGTATCTCGCAAAGCACGTAAAGCAAGAATTGCCTCACGTGTACCATCAACTCCACCATAGAGAACCTTATCCTCAATGTGAGTCATATGAGTATTCTTTTGTTCTGAAATAAAAGATTTAAAGCTCATTATCTGTCTAACTCTTTATTAACTAAAATAATATCAAATGCTGCTGTTACACGAGCATTATTTGAACGAACTGAAGCTCTTATATCGACATCTGTCTTTGGCGGTAATTTAATTGGTACAGTAAACTTATAATGATATGGCATTCCGGTACCAGCAACTTCAGCCGTATGACCAATTCTAAATGGGCCACCAGGATAGCGAACAAACATATCAATAGTAGAATCTCCGCCATATTGTATTGATGCTACTCCCTGTGTAAGATAACCATTATATCCAGCAGGTACTGTATAGATTGCCATTAACGTTTGAGCTTTACCAATTGATATTCTTAATACTTCTGTTGCTCCACGAGATACTCTGATTTGTGACGCATTTGGTGTTGTGTCTGATACAAATGCTCTATAGACTCTTGCAAATGTTTTAGTACCCGTTGCAGTAGATCCTGAAATAGTTAATGTATCAGAGATCTCATTAAAATTTTCATCTAAGCCAAGTATAGTAACTGATTTTCCATTATCAGTTGTAACAGTAGATCCATTTGCGGCAGTCGTTGCTATTGTTAAGATCCCTGGGGTATCAAATGCTGACCAAGGATATGGTGTATCGTTTTTATCCCATATAGTACCACTGGTACCATTACTCATTGCGGGAACAGCACCAAACTTATGTACGAAAGATGTTCCCTTAACTAACCCTCGAGCTATATTAAGGTAATCATCTTCAATATATTTAGATCCAGAATACGCCATTGTGTTACCTTAGTGGCTTAATATCTTTAAGATTAATAGAAGGTTTAATAGTACCACTTGTGATTGCCTGCATTTCAACCGCTTTAGAATCAATTTGACCAGCAGCAATGATTTGTCCTACCTTATTACCTGAAGCTGCCTTACTATACATGAATACAATGTTTGTTCCGCTAAAATAATCTCCAGCAACTTTTGCATAAGATTTTTCAATGTCTGCCCATGCTTTTGGTTCTAATTGTTTCAGCCTATCCATCTGACTACGGTTGATTTCAGAAATAGCGTTCTTTCTACCTTTGTTGGCGGCAAGCATTTCATCCGGATATTTTTTCTTAAGGGCTTGTGCTTTTGATAGTATAGGAGCTAACTCACCTTTACCACCTAGCTTGAATCCTTCGATCTGCTGTCTTCCAATATTGAATGTCACAGACTTTGCTTCGTATTCTTTTCCACCGACAAAGAGGTCAACACCAGCACTTCCGCCTCCACCTACTCGAGCGCCATCGATTAGGAAATACAGCATTAATTCTCCTGGACCAATTCCCGATTGGTCAAACTGATACATGTTGTAAAATGCAGTATTATTTTCTTTCTTTAATGCGGCGATACACTCATTGATTTTATTAACATCAAACTTCTTAAGAAACATATCCTTTTCGCCAAATTTGGGAAAATGATTCTTTACATAAAGATATCTAACAGAAGGCTGTAACTCGGGTGTTAAGTCAGAAACATCTATATTGAATTTAGTTACTTTTTCTGCTCTACGAATAAAATCAAAATCTAAGTCTAATTTCTTAGCCATAGCCATTTCCTTTAACATTGTTTTAAATCTTTGCATGAGTATACTCTATCATAGTTTATTAAGAAAGTAAACAGATTTATTACATTATTTATATATTTTTTAAACAGAAAAAAGGCGGCATTGCGCCGCCTCTGTTATAAGATTAGTTACTTTGAAGCAACTTTTTCGACGAGATCATTTTCAGTGAGAACAACTAAATTAGACATACGGTCAATCATTTCTTCCATTTCTGCTTCTGGTAGAGGAATCATACCTGCGTCAGCAAGTGCTCCGTCTTCACCCCAGTGCTTAGTCCATTCTTCCATATATTCTTGAATACCTGGAACTACACCCATGTGGTTATGCTTTACATAGAAATACAAAGCACGTGAGGCTTTATACTTACCTTCTGCAATTGATTCAAACGATGGAGTGACACCAGATAATTCAGCTCCTTGAATTGTATCACTATTCTGATCAAGATACGAGAATCCAAAGATACCGAACGCATCTGTATCATCTTGAAGCTTTTGAACAATCAGATTGTCTTGCTCACCTGCTTCGATATAAGCACCGTCTGTACGCATTGCACGACACAACTTTGCTTTGTAACCAATTGCTTTAACTTCAGCATCCTTTTTACAATACGCTTTTTCGTTTACAATCTCAACGAATGAAGCACGTGTGCCAGAAGTTGTTGGAGGACCTAGGACTCGAATCGCTAAATCTGGTAATTCAGGGTTAACATCTTTCCAAGTCTTATATGGGTTGTCTACCATTTCGCCATTCACTGGTACTTTAGCAGTTAATGCTTTACCAAGATCGTATAACGAGATTTTTAATTGTGGAGCTTCTTTTGAATTAGCAAGTACGATACCATCGTAACCGACTTTAATTTCTGTAAGCTTTACACCTTTACTAGCACAATACTCTAATTCTTTTGACTTCATGCGCGATGATGCATTGCCGATATCGATAAACTGCATACCGGTTCCATCGCATACTCCCTTTTTACCAACTGATGAACCGCCTGATTCTACAACTGGTGTCTTTTGTCCTGGTGTTCTACCTAACCGTTCTGCTACGATTGTAGCAAATGGTAGAACTGTTGATGAACCAGCGATTGAAATATAATCTCTGGCAAGTGCAGGTGTACAAAGTACACATATAAATAAACCTGTGATTAGTTTTTTCACAGTAAGTTCCTCTTGTGTGTTAAAAGTTAATTACGTAATTGAGGGGCATTGCCGTGCCCCTCTAATTTATTTATAGATTCAATTGTTACGGTATGATTAAGGTTTTACCTCTCATACAAATATAGATCAAAGTGATCTGCAAACTCAAGGGGAAGTTCCTGTTGAGGTCGTGCGTACATGTATGTTTTTGGATACTTCTTTTTATAGTATGCCTTAACCGCTTCAGAAGTACGTGATCCACGACCATGCTTTTTCAAGTAAACTTTCTTATCTGAAATCTTATTGATTTTCGAAACAAGACCACGAATTACATCCAAAAGATCGTTTCTTCTGGAGTATTGAAG